TTCATCAGAACTACTTTGTACAAATAAAACGGAAGCAATTGCAACAAAAATTAAAGTATAAACGAACATTGGTAAAAATTTAAAATCTTAAATGTATAAAAAAAAATAAAAATTATAGTTACAATGTATTAAATTATTATAATTTTTTTATCTAAATTGTTATAATTTTTGAATTTTTAAACTATAATTTTTCAATAAATTATACAAACAAACAATAAATAAATTAAAAAAAATACATGAAAGAGTATAGCAAATTTATAAATCAAAAAAAAGATTTAGAAATTATGAAAGAAAACTGTAAACAATATATTCAATGGTCAACAAGTGAGTTTGAAGCTGATATGTGGGATGCAGTAGAATCAAAAATAAATAACTTAATTAAATACTATGAAACAGATAAATGAATTAATACCGTTTTCTGATGCACATAAGCAATTAGAAAAAAGAAAAAGAGATACATCAATTACAGAAGATGTTATATCAATGAAAACTCTTGCAGAAGAAATATATGAAACAAGAGCAAGTAAATACACTAAACCAATTTGGTTTGAAATACAGAAAGATGACAACCCTGATATTTGGGAATCACACTTATCATATTTAGATATTGATACAGATTGTGAGGCAATTAGCTTAAAAGTAGTTGCCTACATAAAACATGATGAATGATGATATATAAATATATAAGAACAATTACTAGAAAATTTTTTAGCATTTGGCTATGCACTAGAAATAATTGTTTTAGAACAGTACCTAGAAAAAATGGTGTGTGTAAATTTTGTAAATATTAAAAAATGAATTTTAAAAAAGAATTAATAGAAATTAAAGAAATAAAATATAAACAAAAATTATTTTATAAAAACATAAAAAAGTTTAAACAAAATTTTCACACCTTATGTGAAAAATTGTTAACTAAAAACTTTGATGAGGATTATAGTTTTTTATGTGAAGATTTATATATAGACCAAATAGAAACTAAAGAAGATTTTGAAGAAATTATAGAAGATAAATGTGATTGGATTGGTGACTGTAATCATTATGATGTAGAAACAGATTGTTGGAAAGATGACCCTGAATATAATTCTAGTTATAGAACATACATGATGGATATATGGTCTGATGCAAATTATAGTTTTACAGAAAAGAAAAAAGATGTGGAATGGTATAATAGGGCTGATAGATATAGGATGGATGGGGTTATTGAATGTATGAACAGGGAATATGAAGATTTTAAAGCATTATTATTTACTAGAAAAGAATATGAAAAATATATTATAACTCCTAGAATATCAAAAGATAAAATGAATCATTATTTAGATGTAGAAAATAAAATGCCTTAATATGAAAAAGATAATAGTAGAATTTTTATTCCTTGTAATGCTTTTTGGCATTACTTGGTTAGGTTTAATTTTAGTATCATGAGTAGTCCTGATAAATATATTACTTTAAGAAGTGTAGATGCTCTATATGCCCCTGATAATGAAATTGTTTTAGAAGGTATAACGTATGCAAACGAATTTTATAGTATTGCAATACCTTCAAAAGAGATTTTAGATAATTTAGATTTCATAATACAAAGAAGGATTGAGTATATTACTGATAAAAAGCGTATGTTAAACAATGAGCAAAAACGCTTAAAAGCTAAACAAAAACTATGGAAATCTCTGAATATATAAAGAAACATTTTCTAGATAGTTGTTCAAATAATATGCATGACTTAATACACAGAAGAGAAATAATAGAAACATATAAAGAACAATTAAAAACTCTAGAGGAATTTATTAATATTGAAGATGAAAGTTTAAAAAAATTAGAAGATGGGATTAATAAAACATCCAAATAGAGCAAAGCAATTAATTGATTTTGAAGGTGTTGAAAATGGTAAAATTCATCCATCAGATATTGATGCAGTTTTAGAATTTGATTCTAAATATTTATTATTATTTGAATTAAAAAAAGTTGGAGTTCAAGTCCCATTAGGTCAAAGAATGATGCTAGAAAGAATTATAGATGCTTGGGAAGATTGTGGTAAGATTGGTAGTGTCGTTTATTGTGAACACGATACCGAATCTCATGAGACAATATACCTTAAAGATTGCAAAGTAATTGGTTTATATAACAAAGGAGAATCTAAGGCATTTACAAGTGATTTAACAGAGTTTCTGTTTAGTTATGGAGAAAAGTATAATATTAAAAAGATAATCGCTTAAAAGCGTTTATTTCATTTTCATTTTTAGGCTACTGGAAACGGTAGCCTTTTTTTAATCTTCAGGTTTATGTGTATAAAAATTTCTGTTATATGTAATATCAGAAGTGCTGTTGATAGGCGTATTATTTGTTTTATTAGCTGGAGTATGAGTTACTAATTTATATCTGTTTTTTGTTATATTAAATGACATCCTATCTATTGCTAATTCATTATCCAATCCTGTAATTGTTGTAAATGCCATTTTTGGTTTTGTAATCATATCAATAGGCTCTAATGCATTTACGGTATTACCACTAGGATTAATTGCGGTTGTGTTTACTTTTCTGAAATCACCTTCAAATCTATCATTTGATTCTGCTAAATCATTTAATCGTAAAGTATTCATCATTGTTTCTAATTGCATTGTACTTGAAATTATAGTTGTGTCAAAATAAGTATAGTGTGTGATAGCAACACCTGAACTATTTACTAAACAATTTGCATATATTATATCTTGTAATTGTCCAAATCTATTATCTGTTAATTTTATCACACCACTATTATCAACATAAGGTGATTTTGTTATAACCACTTTCGTGCTATGATATTCTGCATCTACTACAGGTAAAATTATAACGTTATCAAAATACATTCTAAAATTAGAATTTTCATAAGCATCTTCTTCACTTCTATAAAAAATAATTTCTAATGCTCCTGCTACTGGTGGCGTAGTCATTTTAACAGTATTTTCAATCCATTCTTGAGCCGTTGCTCCTACAATAGTATTTAATGCACTAGACTGTGTTGTTGTCCAACTTTGACTATTGTTACTCCAATAATATGCTCCAACCTTAAATGTATATCTTATTGAATAATTCAAAAGAGTTGAAGCTGATTTTTCAGGGTCATAAGCATAATGAGAGAATTTAAAACTTATGCCACCTGAAATAATTGTTATTGAACCTGTAGTGTTTTTTAAAATTTCTGTACTAAAAGGTGAAGATTCATTTCCAATTGTTAGCATAGAATATAATCCTGCGGCTGGTGGTATACCATAAACAATAACAGGCCACGTTGAAGTATCTACTGCGGTTGAATTTACTGCATATTCACTTGAACTTGTTGATGCCCCACTTACAGTCCAGTTGTTCACATTTCTACCCCAAGTCGGTGTACTACCTGAAGCGGTAGTTACTGATTCAAAAGTACCATTTGTTATTTCGTTAAATAACATATCCTTAACCCTTACATTTGTTCTCTGACTAACACATGGTCTTTTTAAGATTTTTATCAAATTATTATTCATGGGTTGAATTGTATCATTTGTTAAAGTTCCATTTACATTTTTAGTTGGAGATGCAACGGCAGTAGTTCCTGTTGATGCACTAACATTATCATAATCATAATCTATAAATACTTTTCCAGTTCCTGAATATGAACTTAAAGCCATAGCATCATTTGAAATTATAACCCACTTTCCACCTCTTTGAAACATTCTACAATTGAACATTTGTAAAATAGATTCTAATATTGTTTTACAATCAATGGCTATATCATTTTCATCATTCATAGCTTCTTTACTTCTAATATATGTTTGTAAAAATGGGTCTCCATTACTGACTGAAGTGTTAGGTTTTATTCTACATAAGGTTTGATAATCAAATTGTAAACAAGCGGCTGAATCACCACTTGCATTTTGTTCATTAATGTTTTTCATACATTCCTTAATCACTTCCATGCAATTAGGTCTTTCCGTAGTTCCCTCATAAGAATATCCTTTAAGTGTTCCTAATAAATCACTAGCATAAAATTCTATTAAATAAGGAAATCCTTTTAATGGTAATCTATATTGGTCTTGAATTATAAATCCAGTCCAATAGGATGTATATTGATATGCTCCTGAAGAATAACTACTAGCATATAAAACTTCTATTTTATATTCTCTATCATTAATCGGTTGAACGAAGTCAAAATTTGTTTCTTCCCATGTAAAATCTGCTGATTCCCAATTTGTATCTTCATCTTGCCAAAAAGTACCACCTGAATCTTCGGTAACATACATAGAAATCTTGCAAGAACTTCCAATTAAAGGAGAAAAAAAATCATCTCCTTTTTGTTGCCAATCTATTTTAACGGCATCTGGCCCTAATGTTAATGTATTAGTTTCAACACTTCCTGTATAATCTCTTTTATAGATTTTTAATTTCCATTTGTGTTCATCTACATCAAAAAAATCATCTTGAAATCTAAGTCCGTATGCCATATTATTATCCTGTTATTCGTGATTGAAAACCTTCTGCTCTATCTAATGCTAAAACTAAATCAGAACCTCGCAAAATAAATTCACCTTTACTGCCTGTGGCTGTAGCATTCATCATTTGTGGTAATCTATCTAAAGGTATAATTGCCTCTGCACCTGCCTCTCCTACTAAACCAGTCACTGGGCTTGTAACTATTCCACCTTTAGCAAATGGCATTATAGCACTTAATAATCCTCCACCACCTCCACCACCATCACCACCCCCTAAACCTGTAACTGCTTTAAATACATCTCCAAAACTTTTTCCAGTTACAAGTGCAAATATTGCTGAAATAGCGACCATAATTGCTAATTGTTTTAATAATTGTACAATAACTTGTTTTATACCTTTTATAAAACTACTAAAACCTTCAGGGTTACTTAATGCTTCAAAAAATAAATTCATTCCTACGGTTGCAACATTTGATATTAATGCAAATTGTTTTTGCATTTGAGCAGTATCAGTAACTACTTCTTTGAAGTCTAACAATTTTAATTTACCTATATCTATACCTTCTGCCATTCCTCTTGTTGTAGTTGATAGAAGATTGGCAGTATCATTTAATAAAAATAATTCAAACTGAACTTCATTAGTTATTTCTGCTAAGTCTTTAAAACTAGTATCAAAAGTTTTATTAAATTCATCTAAAACATTAAATGTGGATTTAGGTTTATCTCCTCCATCAAATGTTAAAATGTTATTTAACAACAAGTCTTCTTGTTTCGGTTTATCAATATCTTTACCAAATAATGCTTGTGAAGAAAATAAACCTTTCATTACTTTAGAAGCATCTTGTCCTGACTTTGTAAAGCCTTCCATAGATTTTTTATTTCTATCTATACTTCTTTGTATGTTATCTAACTCTCTAGGTGTTACTTTTCCTAAACTTTTAAATGCATCTATTAAACTATTTGTGGCATTTATTAATCCAAGCAAAGCACTTTCAGCTATTGGAATTGTACTATTTCCTAATTGAGCTAAAGCCTTATCTAATTTTTGTGAAGTTGATTCTTCAGTAATTATAAAAGCATCATTTGTAGCATTTACTGATTGTGTTAAATTATCAAATATTTTTCTTGTACCATCAGCATTTTCACCCATTAAATCTAAGACTGCGGATAACGCTCTAACATTACCAAAGACTTGTGCTGCCGCTTCATCATTACCTTCAAACTCTTTTTGTAATGTTTGTAATGTAGATAGTAACCCCTTTTCTCTTAATTGTGTTCTTAGTTCAGCAGAACTTAAACCCATTTTATCTAATGCTTCTTCTGCTTGTTGAGTAGGTTTTAATAATGATGCAAATATTCCTCTTATTTGTGTAGATGCCTCTGCCGCATTTGTACCAGTTCTAGAAAGTGCCGCAAACGCCGCACCGACTTCATGAAACTCTACACCCATAGCTGAGGCTAATGGTAAAACTCGTCCCATTGATTGTGCTAACTCTGATGCTTCTAATTTACCTTCACGAACTGCAGTTACCATAACATCCGTTGCATCGGTTGCAGAAAGATTTGCTGAACCATAAGCATTAAGTGCAGAGGTAGCTAAATCGGCAACTGTTTTAGTTTCACCTAATCCTACTGCTGCTGCCTTTAAAGAAGCCTCTAAAACTTCCATTGCTTCACTACCACGAAGACCTGCTGACGTTATAAAGAATAATGCTTCTGCTGCTTCGTTTGCACCTCTACCAGTTTTATTTGCCATTTTAATGGCAGTTTCACCCATCTTATCTACTTCAGCACCTGCAATTCCTACCAATGACTTTATTTGTGTCATTGATTTATCAAATTGTTTTGCACTTCTTAATGCTTGTACTCCACCTGCAGCTAATGCACCAACAAAAACTAGCTTCATTGTAGAGGCTACGCCTTTTAATTTACTTTGAAATCCATTAACGGATTTTTCTGATTGTTTAATGGAATTACGGAAACTGGATGAATCACCAGTTATTTTATATTCTAGTCTTTCTCTGCTCATAAGGATAATTTGTTAACAAATATAAATATTTTAATACTTACGTTTCTTTCCAGTTTTTTCTATCTTATCCCATTTATCAATTACTTTGTCTAGTTCTTCTTTTGATAATGGTTTTGCTTGAGGCAAACCATCTTTTTTATCTTGTGGCAATTTGAATAATTTTTGAGGTTGTATTCTTTGAGATGTTTTTTGTGCTTTTAGATTTATCATCATAGTAGCAACATATCTAAGTCTTTCCCATTCTAGATTTTGTTGTATCTGATATGATTCAGATAATCTTATATTTTCATTTAAAGTATTCTTCCAAAATGTATTAGGATTTATTCCACATTGACCAATGTAGAAATCAAGTATTAACTCCCAAGCGTCTTTGTCTACTTTTTTTTTTGATTCTTAGAATTTCTTTCTATACCCATGTTAAGGTCGTTACCTAATATTCTAGATTGTGAAAGGGTATTCATAACTTTGGTAAGTTGCTCTGAATCAAAATCTTCAAGCCAAGAGCCAACGTCATATATAGTATAATCAATAGTGTTTTTTTCTTCTTGGTCATACGATATTAATCCTGAATATACTAATGCTCTAATCGTTGATATGTTTATACCTGAAGTAAAAAATTTATCTAAATCATTTAAACTGATATTTAATGTCTCTGTAAAATGACACCAAAAATTCATAGAAAAATGGAGGGTTCTTTTTTTCCCCCCAATTTCTATTTCTATGTAACCTCTTTTACTATTCATAAAGTAAATCTACAATTTAAAATTGTAAATTAAAAATTATGCGTTAGTACCAATAGTTACGCTACCAGTTGAAGAAAAACTTCCTGAGTAAGTTACATGTGCTTCACTGTCTGCACCATATTCTATAGATGTTAAAAATCCATCACAAGAATATACAACGTCACCTGAAAGTGCAGTAGCAAATTTGCAATTCACTTTAGTTCTGTTGTTGATAAATACCATTAATTCTTCAATATTTGTCGTATCGTCGTATGCGACAAAGCCGTCAAAACTCATATCCAAACTTCTTACACCTGCAATTAGTTCTCTATAACCACCTGAATCTTTTGA